TCTTTGAGCGACAACATCTTCCGCCGCCTGTTTTTCTGCCTCTTCAATATCCATAGGGCAGCCGGTCTGTTCGATGTTCTCGGTCATTTTCCGGGCCACTTCCTCATCCTGACAGATCAGACTTGCAGGATGACATAGTTCATGACGTTCCGTGTGCCAAAGGAAATCTAATAATAATAAATGGTCCTTCCCTGGGAATAATCTGGTACCACGCCCTACCATCTGGCTGTAAAGACTACGGACCTTCGTCGGCCGCAGGACCACAATACAATCTACACTTGGGCAGTCCCAGCCTTCAGTAAGAAGCATAGAGTTGCAGAGAACGTTATAATCTCCCCGCTCATAGGCTGCCAGGACCTCCGCCCGGTCTTTGCTTTCCCCGTTTACCTCGGCGGCCTTAAAACCCTTTTCATTCAAAATGCCCCGGAATTTTTGGCTTGTCTTAACTAGAGGAAGGAATACAACAGTCTTCCGGTCCCTGCAATGCTTTTCCATTTCATCCGCTATCTGATACAGATATGGATCCAAGGCCGTTGCCAGATCTCCGGATTTAAAGTCCCCGGACTGCATACCAACACCTGATAGATCAAGCTGCAGGGGAATAGTAAGAGCTTTGATTGGGGATAGGAATCCGGCCTTGATTGCTTTGGGAAGCGTGTATTCATAGGCCAGACTGTCAAAACACTCACCCAGGTTTCTCATGTCGCCCCGGTCCGGAGTGGCTGTTACGCCTAAAATATTGGCTCCTTTGAAATAATCTAAAATCTTTTGGTAACTGTCAGATAAACAATGATGTGCTTCGTCGATAATGATGGTGTCGAAATAATCCACCGGGAATTGTTTTAGTCTCTTATCTCTCATTAGGCTCTGGACGGACCCGACTACAACCCGGAACCAACTCCCTAAGCAGGTTTCCTCTGCCTTCTCGGTAGCGCACCCAAGGCCCGTTGCTTTTCCGATCTTATCGGCAGCCTGATCCAATAGCTCTCCACGATGGGCCAGAATCAACACCCTGTTCCCCCTGCGGACACAATCTTCTGTTACCTTGGCAAATACGATTGTCTTACCGCATCCGGTGGGGAGGACCAGGAGCGTCCGTTTGACGCCCTTGTCCCATTCTTCAAAAATAGCAGCCTTTGCCTCTGACTGATATGGTCTAAGCTCCATAATTAAAACTTCCCTGCCTCAAATTTTTTCGGTTCATTTGGAAGATACCTCTTCACATGGTTAAACTTCTTACTTGCATCGTTTCTATCTGTAGTTACCTCAATTGTGGCCTTACCCCTGGCTCCTGGAACTGCCGGCCAATTCATTTTAACTTTGCCGTTTACCTCTTTTTCACCAATGCAAAGAAAGAATTGTGCAATTTTCCATTCCATCTTGTCATAAAGAAGCAAGCCCTCTGTGATAAGTGTAGTTCCTTCCGGACTGTCAATTCTAAGTTTTAACACCGCTTTGTTGCATTCCGGAGATCTTTCACCACCTGGATGTCTTGCACGCTCAAAAGATTCTACTGTGAAATCATAATCTCCAGGAGGAAGGAGGACAAAGTCCCCGCCCCCTTCTCCTTTTTCTACTTCGTCGTCCCAACCTAATTCTTTTGCTTCATAATCTGCCATCTATTTTTCCTCCTTAATTAAACACTAAGCTGTCTTTTTCTTTCATTTCTTTAATCATGGGATATACCTGATCCCAGGCTCCTACCAACACGCCAGAGATAAAGTCCGGCGGATAATCAGCGACCGCCATGTCTGCGGGGAAGTATCCTCTGGCAGCCACAACATTCTGGATGTCCCACTCGTCAACCCGATTATTGATCATCAGATCCTGAAGGGCTTTCGGGATCCTCTCATCAACCTTTACATCCAGTGGATTCATAGGTTCTGACTTTGTATCCACCGGTGGAGCTGTTTTCTCTTCCTTCGGATGCTCTTCCTTGCTTTTGTTGACTGTACTCCCAGTGTTTTCCTGCCTCGGCTGCGAAGCGGGGGGAGCTGCCTTTTTCTTCTCCGAAACGGTGATTCCCGCATCAGAGCTTTCTATGATGTGACGAATGGCTCCATACTCAAAAGGCATTTCATCCGGAAGCCCGTACCGGTTCTTAGCGTCCCAACAAGAATGGTGAGCCGTATACATGACACGCCTGCCTCCCTGGGCCTTATTCCTACCTTTCTGAACGCCCTGTCCGTCCACATTGACTACCATGGTTTTATAATTGCAGAACAGTACCATATCCGCCCATTCTTTTACCATAGGGGCCACACCTTTGCTCAATTTCATTTCCCAACGATCGTAAGCCCCCAGCTCATCCGGCTGCTCAAACTTCCTCATTTTAGCGTGGGCCGTAAGAACCACATTAATCCCGACTTTTATTACATCAGTAAGAAGGTTCAAAAGCTTTCCGAACTCCTCCTGAATATATGTATACCCTTTCCCATAGCCGAACTCTTCAATGCTGCTCTTGTGATTCGTGGCACAAACATGAGTAATGCAGAGCATTTCCGCCCAGTCTGCTGTGTCAACAATCAATGTGCGGCAGATGTCCGGCGTCCGGATCACCTCTGAGACCTGTTCTAAAATCATGGTCCAGCTGCTGGGTTCCGGGAATCTCGCCACATCCATGTCCTTTGTGCTGCCCTCGGTATCTATAAACACCGGATCCGGGAACTGTGCGGCAAATGTTGACTTGCCGATCCCTTCAGGGCCATACGCAACAATCTTTTTCGCCCCCGGTAATTTTCCTCTGATAATCTGCATTAAAATACTCCTTTCTTCCATTCTGGCTTCCACCCTTCCACAACCGGGTGTTCTTGTCCTGCCACATAGCCATCTTCAATGATGATGGAACACTCTTCCCCGGTGCTCACCCGGGTCGCAATAGCTTGCAGGCCCTCAGCTTCCAGCCACTCCCCAAACTCCTTAAGTACTTCAATGTCCATCTGCTCCAGCTTGTCCAGGAGAACGAAACCGCATTCCGGATTAAGCTTCCTTACAATGGCAGTGGATACTTTCAGTCGGTCGGATCCTGACATGTTATCCCATTGCTGCCCTTTATAAACCGGCTCCCCGTCTTTGATAGACAGCTCAGGCAATGGAAGCGCTGCTGTTTTAAGAAGGTCATTCTTTGCGTCACGGGTACTATCAAGCTTTTTGGTAAGCTGGTCATACTGCCTGCGGTACTCTTTGGCATCGTCCTCGGCCTTTTCCTTGTCAAGGTTCGCCCGGACCTTCCGGTTGATTTCCTCTATATCGGAAATGTTCTGCTCCAGCTCTGCGGTAGACTGGTCCTCTAAATCCTTGGCATCCATTCTGGCAATGGCTAGATCAGCCCTGACCGCTTCCTGTTTCTTAAGTAACTCCTGGATCTGCTCCATAAGCCTCTGGTCTTCCTGCTCTAACTGGTGGAGTCGTTCACGCTTTCTCTGGTTCTCGCCGTTCTGTGCCAGGATGTCCTGTTGTTTTTTGATGAGCTCCGAAGCAGATACTAGCTCCGCTGGAGCATCATTGTAATAGGGCTGCTCCTTGGCATACTTTTCTTTCTGATCTGCAATACGGCCAATGGTAAGGCGCTCGTTATAGTGCTCCTGTTCTTCCTTCTCTAACGTAACCAGCTTGTCCCCTACTCCTATGATCTTAAGAAGGATCTGAGCTTTTTCCTTTGAGGTTGATTCCATGAACTTGGGAAGGTCAAGGGCGAACTGCTCCACAAAGTCATTAAGGAGCTGCTGGCCTCCCTTCTCTCCGTTTGGATCCGTGACCTTAAGTGCGCTGTTCTTTCCCTTCCGTTCCACCACAAGACCGTTACTCATGATGATGCGGAGATTCGGAGGGATCACGGACTGGTCACGCTGAGGCTGTGAAGGGCGGAACTTGTCCCCACCCAACATCCAGGCAATGGAATCCAATACAGAGGTCTTCCCCTGGTTGTTCCTTCCTCCAATGATTGTCAGGCCGTTGGCCGATGGCTCGATCTTTACGGCCTTAATTCGCTTTACATTTTCAATCTCCAACTGATTGATTTTCATAGACATTGTTGCAATCCTCCTGTAAATCCCCTATAATAGGGATGTAAAATATTTTCGTGTTACCTTGATTCCCTGGGAGTTGCCGCTCCTGGGGTTTCTTTTTATTCTTCCGGCATAAATCGATTATCTTGATCATCTCATCAAAGAACTTCGACATATACGGATCAGCTTGTCCACCAACCTTGCTAATCCAGTCAGCTTTAAAAGCTTCATAGTCTGTATCAGTCATTGGAATACATTTTTCAATGAGATCATTTGTCGTTTGCATAAGCTGGTTATCCAGCTCTTTATTCACCATGGCTTCCCCTCCTCTCACATCACTTCCAAATGCCCACATGTTCCCAAGACCACGATCATGCTGGCCACAAAGATCACAGCCGGCAGAAAACGCTTTGTAAACTCCATCAAGCGTGACTGGCGGGTGTCTGTGTAATCATCTAATTTATCAAAGTACTTTTGCATTGCCGTCACCCCTTACTTTCTTCTGCCATTTTAAGCAGATACTGATCCCACTTGTTTACATCCACCTGCCATCTGCGACCAACGCGGATTGCTGGGGATCCTTTTCTTTTAAATAGGGATTCTATCGTGTTGTGGCTTATGCCGTGACGCTCCACACAGTCCTTGATTGTTAGGAATTGCTTGTCCAACCTTGTACTCCCTCCTCTCATAATCTTTGCATGCATATCTCCTACTACGCTCAAAACAGCGATTGCGGTATCGGCAGGACTTACACGAATATGTAACCGTAACCATGCCTCACCTCCACTTTTTTGGTGTGCTGTTACGTGTCCTGGATTTCTTCCTCGGCGAAATATTCCACGGGCACTCCAAAGTGCTTTGCCAATATCATGAGCTTGTCAAACTTCGGTTTACTTCGTCCCGTTTTCCAATCTGACAAAACCGACTGAGCGATACCCGTTTCTTTTGAAACTTGATATGCTGTTTCGTTGTTCACGTCTAACAGCTCCGCAAATTTTTTATACAAGTTATTTTCACCGCCTTTCTATAATAAAATATATATTGCAATTACTACGGAAATGTGATATACTCGGTTTATCAGACGAAGTAAATAACATTTCCGCAGTATACAAAGAATGTAATACGCATTTCCTTTGTATGCTCTTATCATACTACGCATTTTCGATAAAGTCAACAGCTTTTTTCGGTTTTGCATAGTATTGTCTGCGGTTTGTGAAAGGTGGACAAATTATGTATGATATTTTTGAGCAACTTCTACAAAAGTATGGCGTCACAGCCTACAAAGTGTCTAAAGAAACCGGGGTAACTCAATCTACTCTTAGCGATTGGAAACGCGGCAGAAGCACACCAAAAACGGATAATATGAAAAAGATAGCGGATTACTTTGGCGTTACAGTTGATTACTTAATGACCGGAGAAGAAACAAAAGATACCACTCCAGAAGTTTCTCGGATTGAAACCCTAGCCGCTCATTTTGAAGGAGAAGAACTTTCAGAGGAAGAAATGGAAGAAATTATGAATTACGTTGAGTTTGTGAAAAGCAGACGAAATAAATAGAATTTTGTGGGGACGACAGAGTAATGAATGACTTAGAAAAAGAAGAACAGGAAGCGGCAGACGTTGGTTTACACATCGACTATGTTCCTTTTAAGAGTGAAAATATTAAAGGCTTATACTGT